CACGCGCTCAGTGGCGCGCTTTACTTTGCTTGGGGGCTCATGCGAAACCCTCATATTGAAATCTTAAAGGATAATTCGAAGTATGTCAACAAAAGATTTCGACAATTCACAACATTTCGTGAAAGTTTTTTGATCCGTGGGCCCCATGGACGCGCGCGCGCAGGCGCTCGGGAAGGTGGATTTTTGCCACGAGACCCCACCGGGGGTCTGGAAATCGGGGGTCGCGCGGGGGGAGAACCACCCCCACACAATCCGAAGTAAAAAATCAAAAATCAATTGACCCAAATAAGCCAATCAATCCTTCCCCAAAGTCGCCCGCCAAGGAACGCGCACAACCCCGCACCGCCCGCAAACCGCCAACGAAACCACCCGCGAACCGTCCATCTCGCCCTCCCCGAAATGCGTAATCTCCATCCGGCCACTCAACCAACGGTCGGTCTCCCCGCACACCGGGCAGGCGCGCTCCGGCTCAAACGTGCGTTCGTCGCTCATGCAAACCTCCCCACCAGCTCGGTCAACCTCAGCCCCCGATGGCCCTCTGCCCGCACGAGATACCCGCGGGCCACTAAGTACCTCAGTCTCGACTTGGCCGCGCCGACGCTCACACCGAGCTTACTCGCGATTTCGTCCACGCTCGGGGCACGACCTCCGTCGGTCTCGATCATTTCGGCCACGAGCACGAGGGTCACAAACTGTTTCGGTGTTAGGTCGAGATACTTCCCACCCGGCGGAACGAGTCGGCCCTCGGGGTTATTTTCGATATTTTGCATCGTATGCCTCCAGACCCAGCTCAATGAGTACCACGGCCACCCGCGAGATCGTGACTCCATGCTCGTCGGCCAGACGATCAAGGGTCGACTTCATATCGGGGGTCACTCGCACACCGAGCTGTTTGATCTTCGGGCGTTCGACCCGAAACCGCTCTCGGATCATGTCCGAGCTTACATATTCTTCGTTGTCCACAACGTTCCTCCTTCGGGCCAAGTTCGCCCATTGTCCGCACACCACGCACGCATCCGAAACTCACTCTCAGGCTCGCCCAAAAGCAGGCCCTTCCCCCCCACGTTCAGGGGCCATCTAACCGGGCCCTGGCCTTCCGGTCCGACCCAGAACCCGAACCCAACGTGAAGCCATCGTTGACCTCGCCGCATATCGTCCGGACACGAAGGCCCGGCGATATCGACCAAGTACGCCGGAAACGGCCGGGCCCGATGATAAAGTTTGGCCAGAATTCTGTTCATTCGATCCTCCCAACAACGTCGACCGGCTTGAGCAACACGTGCTCGGCTGAAAGCGAATACCCCACGTTCGGCTGAATGAGTACCACATCGCCCGGACGCACTCCCGAGTCCGGACCACACGCGATCACGTCCACGATGTTCGTGGGCTTACGCACGTTCTCGGGTATGAGCAATCGGACCTCACCGCGGCCGACGAACTTGCTCGACTTCCGGACTTTGCCCACGATGTTGTCGCCGAAAATAACTTTGTATTCCATGTTCTCTCCCTTCGCTGAAAAATTCTACCCGTATATTAGCCCATTTGGATCAATGTGTCAAGTTCTATTTGACAAATTGGGTCAACCGCTATATGATTCGTTCATGGACGATCTCGAACGCGCCGGATACATACCACAAACTCAGTTCGTTGACCCCAAGGTCAAGGTGCTCGGGGACGAAGAATTCATGGGCGACCTTGGCTCGGCCGTGGTCGAGGCACTCCGGATCTTGCGGGGGATCTCGATGATGGGGTCGAAGGAAGAAAATCAACTCAAAGCCGCCAGCAAAATTCTCGACTATGCCTTGAGTGTGAACCATGCCCTAGGGGGCGGTCCCGACTCGAACGAGCCCCCGAAGCACACGACGTTTGTATTCCAGAACTCGGGGGACCTCAAGAACGTGCTTCGGGCCGCGGCGAGCCAGGCCACGTCTACAGATGCCTAAGCTCGAACGGCTCATGGTGAGCCCGCACGCGATGGCCCCGATGTTTGCTGGCCGGGATGCCCAGAACGTGCTATCGGACGTGCTCACGTTGGCCAGCTCGGGCAAGTTCTCGACCGGAAACGAGGCCATCCGGGAGGCATTCCGCCAGGCCGGCATGGTCAATTTGTGGTTTTTCCTCAAGATCGTGGCCGGATACGCAGGCCCATACGAGAAACTCACTCCACATTTGCATGCGAACATGACAAATTTTTATCAAGACTCGATGTATCCGGGGTCGAAGTCGGCTGGGTTCATCGGCAGGAGTCACTACAAATCGAGTGCGTGGACCCACGGGGCGAATACCTGGGAGCTCGTGCGGAATCCGGACCTCGAAATCGCCCTCGGATCGGCCATATATGGGCGGAGTCTAGAGTTTCTCCACCAAAGCCAGGAAACCATCGAGAACAACGAGTTCTTTGGGTGGTTGTATCCGGAGTGGGTGCCGGAAAATTCCCGCACACTCAAGGGCTGGAACGATGACGAGCTCACGTTGCCCAACAAAACCCGGAACAAACGTACCCCGAACATAAAGCCGATCACGGTCGGGGGATCAACGGCCGGTATCCATGCGGACCTCTTGAAGCTCGACGATATCGTGGGGGATGCTCAGCTCGATTCACAACGGCGAGCGACCGCGGACATGGCCCGAATCGGAAACTGGTTTAGGAGCTCGGTGCGCACTCTGGTCAAGGACTGGAAAACCTCACGTGTTTTTGTGGCCGGCACGAGATATGCCGCCGACGATCCGTACGAGTGGCCCATGACCGATTGCAAAAAACAAGTCGGGTACTGGAAAGAACTCCCCGAGGATTATTCCGAGAAGCCCGAGGGCGAATGGGATGTCTATTATCGGACGATCAAAGAGGACGGAGAGATAATTTTCCCCGAGGCGTTCACCGAAGAAGGGCTCACGAAGATTATGACCACGGATTTCTGGACCTACATGACTCAGTACGTGAACAATCCCTATGCCTCGGAAACGAATGAGCTCAGCGAGTTCCGGCCGAAAACGTGTTATGTCGATTACGATCGGGAGCGGGGTTATGTGATCTCGACGGAGTGGGGCGAGGAAATCCCTTTAGCTCTTTGTGATGTCGTGGCCGCGATCGATCCGGCCGCAACGGAGCGTGGTGCGGGAGCGCGCACGTCGCGGAGTGTGCTTGTGGTTTGGGCCACGGACCCGAAGGGGCGGAAGTTTGTGATTGAGCTTCGGGCCGGGTTCGTGCCGATCACGAAGGTGCTCGACTGGATGTTCGAAGTCGGCGAGCGGTACCGGGCGTATTTGCGGACGATGTACCTTGAGGCCCAGGGGCCGTTCAAAATTCTCGTGCCGATTCTGCGGAAGGAAGAAGCCGAACGCAAGCAGAGTTTGCCCGTGAGGCCGGTGCCGGCCCAGGGGGATAAGGTTGCCCGCATACGGACGGCTTGGTTGCCGATTTTGCAAAAAGGTTCTGTCTATGTGGTCGAGCCCTCGTGGGGGACGATCTATGAGGAACTCAGGGTTTTCCCTGGGGGGCGACGCATGGACGTACTGGATGCGTGCGAAATTGCCGAGAGGAATTCTTGGATTCCGCCGGAGCGCGACGAGGACGCGGACTTTGCCGACGACGATGATGATGCTTTCGAACATGGACGAATGGGATATAATTTGCGCAACCCGGTGACCGGGTACTAAGGAGGACAAAATGAGCGACGAAATGGACAATGTGGACGAACGTGAGGCCGAGACCGAGACGCTCGCTGAGCCAATGCCGGGCATGAGCCCCGAGAAGTTGATCGAGTTGGGGAGTTTTTTGCGGGCCGAAGTGCAGGGTGTAATCGACAACGAAGAACGCCAAGGGCTCGTGGACCGCTGGAACGAATATCGCAGACAGCGTGAAGCCGAGCCCCGGACGAAGGTAAAGAACTCCCCGTGGGAGGGAGCCTCGAATGTGGTTGTGCCGATGACCCTGGCGAACACGAACGGGATGTTTGCCAAGGCCAAGAACTTTTTGAAGGCCCATAGCCCGCGGGTTTCGGGTTCGAGCTTCAACAAAAAATATCAGATTCATGCGGAGGTGGCCGCGGAGATTTTGAATTTTTTCAACAACTCGCCGTTTCACGTGAACTTGCCGGCTAAAGAACACGACATTTTGTACGATTGTGTGAGCCTCGGGAACCAAGTGGTCGAGTGGGAATGGATCGACCGAAGTGTGCGAGTGAGACGCGGGGGAGCTTTTGTGGAGAAACTTCTCAAACGCGGACCGGAGCTCAGAGTTCATAAGATCGAGGATGTGCTCGTGCGCGTGGGAGCCGGAAGCGACGTTCAGCGGATGCCCTGGATCGGATTCGTTCATCGGGTCTTTGGGCACGAGCTCCGGGCCGAGGGCCTGAGGGGTTATTTTGATGCTGATGCGGTCGAGACCGTCTTGCGGATTCCGGCAACCGAGGAAATGTTCGATAACTCACAGAAGGAATTCGCTCGAATGGGTCTTGATCCCCAATACGATTCGGAACTCGATCTGGCGAATTTGTACGATCTTGTCAAAGCCTATGTATGGTTTGATGCCGACGACGACGGGAACCTCGAGGACCTGATCGTGTGGATCGAACCCGAGACCGGGACAATTTTGCGCATCGAATACAACCCGATCGGGGTCAGGCTCATTACGAACCTGAGTTATTTCCCGGTGCCGGGGAAGTTTTATTCGACCGGTGTGGGCAAAATGTCTCATGACATGCAAGAGGAAGTAGATACGTTCCATAACTTGCGGGTCGATACACAACACCTTGCGAGCTCGCCTGGGGTGATTCGCCGCAAAGGGTCGACGTTGTTCAACAAGGGGGTCAAAGTTCGGCCGGGATTTGAGTTTGAGGCGGACTCGCCCAGAGAGGATTATGTTTTGTGGACCTTTCCGGACGTCACGATGTCCACGCTCACGGGGGAGAATCAAGCTCGGGCTTATGTCGAGACTGCGATCGGGGCGGCGGATTCGTTCTTTGGGCGACCGGATCAGACCGCCAAGTCCGGGACGAGCTTTAGTCTGCAGAACTTTCAGGCTGGACGGACGGAGTCGATTTTTGAGTCGATCGCCCAGAGCTTGGTCGAGGGATATAACGATTTGTTTCAGAAAGAACTCATGTTGTTGCTTGCGTATGGCCCGGCGGTGACGGTCATGCTCAATGATATGTTCGATCCGAGTGAGCAGGCCGAGAAGGTTCGGGCGATGAATGAGCTTCTTGCGTGGGACCCTGAGGATATTCCGGGGAAAATTAAGTTCTCGGTGCAGACCACAGAGCTTTCGAAGTCGGAGGAATCTCGCCGGCAAACTGCCATGATGCGGTTCCAGGTATACACAATGGTGTTTGACAAGATGACTCAGATTGTGCCGATGCTTTCGAATCCGCAGGCCGACGAAGAAACAAAGCGATTACTTGTGAACGGAATCGTTGGATACCATGACTTGCTTCGGGAGACCATGGAGCTGGCTGGGTCGCAGGGGATCGATGATTCGTTGATGGATGTCGAGCTCTATCGGACGTTGGGCAAGATCATGGACTCGGCGTCGAGGGAACAAAGTGAACAATTAAGGGGGATGTATGAGCAACAACGAGCACAACAGGACATGGGACTTGGAGGACAGGGCGGAATTGAGCAAGCTCAATCTCAGGACCCTGCGGTATATGGAGCGCCTGTTCAGCCAGCGGGTCCAGGAAACGTTGGAAGTCCTGGGATTAGCCAGGGCGGAGGACCTGCCCAGGGTCCAGGGGGAGTACCAGGGGGTGCTTAAGGCTAAGAATTTGTTAGTTGAACTGATTGAGGCTAAATCGAAGGAGGAAGAACATGGCTGAAATACGAGAAGAACTCGAAGATGACGAAGTGGGGATTCAATTTGAAGTGAGCGACGAGCCCAGCGAGGCTCCGGCTCCCGCGGATGATCCGATATCGACCAGGTTGGCTCAGCTTGAGGCCGAAAACTCTCGGCTCAAAGAGAGCATGGCAAGCTACGGCGGACAAAAGGACCTGATCGAGGGCTTGAGCAAGGCGATTTCGGGGCAGAAACCCCCTGAGAACGTGAGTCCGCAGGCCCAAAAGACGTTCGAACAAGAGCTTGAGTCGATTAAAGACGAGCTTTTGGACAATCCGGACAAGGCGCTCAAGCGATATGGCGAGCTTTTGATCAAACATGAGATCGCTCCGGTTGTGGGGATGCTCAATAACGAGATTATGTCCATGCGATCTGAGCTCGATCGGGGAAAAATTTCGTCCGATCCGGTGTTCAAAGATGTGCTGGATAATTATTCGGCCGAGGTCGAAGCCAAGCGGGAAGAACTCGCCAAGTCCGGGGTGCGCGACTCGCTCAAGCAAGCCGTGAATCAGGTCGCCATGGGGCACATGACCGAGATCATTGGCCGACAGGTTGCGAATGCGGGCCAAAATGTGCCCGATGGGCCGAGTGCGCTCAAAGGAATGGAGTCCGGGTCGACGGGTCGACGGGCGGAGCCTAAGGTTGTGCGCTTGACCTCGAGGGAGAATCAGGAACGCGAGATGCTCGGGTTGAGTTATGAAGATTATGTCACAGTTAAAGGAGGCCGGTGATGGCACAAGCGAGTTCTTCGACCCAAGAGGTCAAGAAAGTTGACCCGAAAGGGTCGGAATCGGTGAAAAAAGTGGAGAAAGTTTTTGTTACCGTTGACAAAACATTTGTTGAGGTACTAAAATCTGATCAAGCGGGATGTATGCTGATCTTTTCGGGGGAGCCCTCAAAGTTTTTGAGACTTACTCCGGAGCAGTATGGACAGCTGAGTTCGCAGAATCGTCAACGATATGCCTTTGCCTTAGAGGAATGGGAATATCTGAAAGAACAGGGCGAAACTGAGGACTTGGCCGCACGGTTCGATGTGGACCCCGGCAATGTGAAGTCCGGGACACGACTTGAGATCACGGGAAAGGACGCGAAGTTCCATTATGTGTGGAAGCGCCCCGAGAACGTGAGGGATTTCGTGGCCATGGGCGGGGAAATCGTACCGGCATCGGGAAGTGAGCGTACCATAGGGCAAAATGGCGAGAAACGCGCGCATGTGGTGGCCAATAAGGGCATCGATGAACTTGTTCTTTGCCGGATTCCTATGGAAACACAACGAAAGCTGGATGAACGCGGCCGACAAGGGCTGAAGAACTTGCTCGATATGGGCAAAAGGGAATTCGGGGATCTTGTGAAGCAGGCGAAGGCGGAAGTTGTGGAATCTTTGGAGGACTAAATGGCAAAGATTGTAAAGTATGGCGGTGGAGTCGTGCTTGAGCAAGAAGAATACGCCATCAACGGGTCGGTTACCGACAATACCGTTGTTGAATTTGACACCACTAATGGTGGTATTAAGGCGTGTACTGCGAATGCGGCGCTTAAGGCGTTGGCTGGCTTGCTTGAGGGCCAACATTCGGCGGACTTGAGTGGCTATGTGAAAGCCGTGGTTCGTCCGTTGCTTCCTGGGACGATCGTTGAGTTTACTCATGCGATTGCGAGCTTGAAGGTTGGAGCACCTATGGCTATTTCGGCTGGTGGTGCGGCAGTAGCGGCGGCGGCATCGAATCCCGAAATCGGTCGTGTTGTGGAAGTTGTTTCTGCGACTGTGTGCCGAGTGCGTATCGGATAAGGGGGAATAAATGGCAAACTTAATTAACGTGCCTGGGATGCCCAAGCAGTTCGACAAAACGATCGACAAGATGACCCTAGAGGGTTATGCGAAGTATCCACGGGAGTATTCGGCGCTGGCCAAAACCGTGACCAACGTGAAGGGTCGTCAGTATACTGCGGCGCAAATCACCGGTCTTGGGGCTGTGCGGGAAATGGTTGACGGAGCTGGGGTCGAGTTCGATACGATCACCGAAGGTCACAAGAAATCGATTTATTTCAAGCAGTTCGGGCTCGGGTTTCAGGTTACCCCTCAGACTCTTGAGGACGAATTGTTCGACATGGTGTTGAAGGCCGCAGGAAATCTCGGGGAGCAACATGCGTTCCGAACTGACCTGGACTTTTTCACGTTGTTTGCGTATGGAAACGATTCGGCGACCGTGACTGCTTGGGACGGGTTGGCTCCTTTTGCGGACAACCATGCGACCTTAAAATCGGGTGATACGATCAACAACATAGGGGCCGCTGACCTTTCGGAGACCTCGCTCAAGACTGCGTTTGATTATTTCTATTCAAACCTCGTGAGCGAAGAAGGACTACCGATTGCGGTCAATCCCGATATGTTGCTTGTTCCGAGTACTCAGCGATGGGCGGCTATGCAACTCATGAACCAGATCACCGGCGTGACCGTGGTCGAGGCGAACGGGGTGCAGAACAACAACGATAATCAGGTGAACCCCAAGAATGGTTACCTCGAGGCTCCGTATAAGGTTATGACCTCGCGGATCTTGAGTCGGCTTCTTGCGGCACGTGGAGCGGGATCGACCAATTCGTGGTTCTTGCTTGATTCGAAGAAGATCGAGACCATGCTGATCTGGAAACGACAGTTTACCCGGAAGCAGTTCATGGATGATCTGACCGACAACATGGTCGTTAAGGGAACCATGCGGTATGGTGTGGGAGTTATGGATTATAAACCCATGTATGGGTCTTTCGCATAAGGAATTATGTGATATAATCAAGTCCAGGGAATGAAAGTTTCCTGGATTTTTTTTTGGAGGCGAGCATGGGCCGAGTGAACGAACCCCGAAGGACAATCAATACTCTGACTCGCGAGGCCGTCACGGGGTATGCCCTGGCCGATGGGCTGACCGAGGACGAGATCACGCAGAGCTTGCGAGCCAATGATGTGGTCAATTCGGTGCTCGGGATTGGCGCGACCACGGAGCTTCGGGAACGAATCTCGGACGGGGTGCGCGAACTTCGGGGCACGACTCCGGCGTATCGGTGTGATCTGTGCGGGCATGTTTTCGAACGCTCGCTTATGGTAAAATTCAAGGGAAAGTATTATTGTACAGTGCATGAATGTGCGGAGGAAATGCTCGAATCGCAGGGTCGTATGGAAGGTCGGCCCACGGGCGAGTGGCCTCCGTTTGATTTCTGGTTTAAGTTCTCGGCGAGTAAGACCGAGGACGATGACAAATACATGACCACGGAGACCGGATTTAGGCTCTTTGTGGAAAGGAACTAAGTATGGCTTTTTCAGATAAAACTCTACCTGAACTCCCGGTATCGGGCACCCCGGACGACAACGCGGCCGTGTGGGTGAATGATCAGACCCAGACTCCGAAGGATCGGAGGATTTCGTTTTTGGGCCTGCTTGCGTGGATAAAACCTAAGTTGTTTCCGATCACGATCGAGGAAGGCGGGACTTCGGCCACGGACATTGTGACCGCCCGGATGAACTTGAGTGTGCCGGCGATCGGGGATATAGCTACCGTGGGGTATTCGGGAAATCATGGGGACCTTGTGCTCGATGACGGAACGAATCCTCATGCAACGACCAAGGCCGATGTGGGCTTGAGCACGGTCACGGATGATCCTCAGCTCAAGATTGCCAGCGATTTGGCGGACTTGAACGATGCCTCGGTGGCGCGGACGAATCTTGATGTGTACTCGACCGGGGAGGTTGACATCGAGATATTGGCAGTTGAAGATAAAATTGATTTAGCAAAAGAGTTTGCGACCGCGGAAGCAATCAAATATTCGATTGTGCTTGGATAAAGGAGATATGTCATGATTGGAAACGTAGTTCTTGGAACCACAGAGACCTCGATCCGGGCAACCACGACCGAGAGTTTTGCTTTGATTAGTTTGGTTTTGTGTAACACATCGGTGGCTGAGGTCGGTGTTACGATCTATGCGTACCCGAGTGGTGGATCGGCTGGGGACGGATCGACGATCATAAGTGGGTTGCTCATTCCCTCCAAAGACACTTTCGTGTGGA